GGATATTATGTAAATGATGAAGGGCAGGTAGATAGAATACTTGACTTAAAATCGATATCATCTGAAGAGTAAACATACAGACTGATTCATAGCCAGTCGACTTTTAAAAAAAAATTGAAAGGATCTGTGGCCCTTATTTTGGGTCCAGATCCTTTTTTCGTATATTTAACTGTTAAACTTACATATAAATGCAAGAAAAAATCGTAATTGTAGGAGCCGGTGTAGCGGGCGTAAACGCTGCAACTAAACTGGTAGATAACGGCTATCAGGGTGAGTTAATTACTATCATTGATATGGGTAATGACCCATATAAACGTAAACCAGAAGAAGTAATGACTGGTTTTTTAGGTGCTGGTGGTTGGAGTGATGGTAAACTTACTTACCACACAGCAATTGGAGGACACATGTCAAAGTATTGTGGTGAGGAAAAAGCAATGGAATTATTTAATGAAGTAATTACCAACTTTAAACGTTTCCACCCTAAACCAGAGGAAGTTCAATGCTCAAACCCAGAAGCAGAACCAGATTTCATTAAACCATATTTTGGTTTGCGCCTATTCCCAGTATGGCACGTAGGAACAGATTATCTACATGAAATTGGTAAAAATTGGTATGATTATCTAGTATCTAAAGGTGTTAAATTTGAATGGAAAACTAAAATAACTAATATAGATTTTAAACACCCTTATGGTTTTATATTACTTGAAGGGTTTAAAAATATAGGAGGTGGAGAAAAAATTCATTACACGACCCTAGGAGATCGCCTAATTTTTGGTGCAGGTAAATCAGGTATTGACTTTGGTAAAGAACTTGCTGAACAATATAATTTCCCAACTGAACCAAAACCAGTACAAATTGGTGTTCGATTTGAAGCACCACAACATCATTTCCAAAAATTAATTGATATTAGCTATGATTTTAAATTATATCGTAAATTTGAGAATGAAGGCGTATCGCTTCGCTCATTTTGTACTAACAATAATGCGGCTTATGTGGCCGTAGAAGAAACATATGGGGATCATAGTTACAATGGACACGCTAAAAAAGATGAAGCATACCGTAATAATATGACTAATTTTGGTATTTTAATGGAAATTCAAGGTATTGAAAAACCATTTGAATGGTCACGTAGAGTAGTAGACCGCCTACAGAAAAATGGAACTGGCTTATACTACAGCCCAACACGTAAACCATCTACAACTTCTGAAGGTAACAATGTATCAGCAGTCCAAGTAGATGATTTGACTGATTTTTACGAGGCAATGGGTGATTATGCTAAATATATTATGGATTTTATTGCCGATATGAAAAAAGTATTTCCAACACTTGAAAGTGATTGGGGCATTTATATTCCTGAAGTGAAATATCTTTCACCTGAACCACTTGTAGATTACAATAATTTAGCACTTGCTAATTTTGGCAATGTACATTTTGTAGGTGATGCTCTCTCAGCAAGAGGCATCACAGTATCAGGAGCACAAGGAACTTATGTGGCAGAATATTTATTGTCAAAAAAATAAGTGATGAAAAAATCAAAATTAAGACAAATTATTAAAGAAGCAATACAAGAAATATTAAATGAAAGTTTATCCTCTAAAGAAGAAGCAGCCTTAGAAAATATATTTAATTTCAACATAGAACAAACCTATACTGCTATTGATGGTAATCAAATAGAAACAGAAAAATTTGAGGATATGTTTCAATATTATATTGAAATCAATTTCCCAGAAGAATCCGAAGAAATAATTTCTCAAGGGGGATATAGAGATTGTTCAACTGGTGATTGTTCGTTTAAACCTATAACATTCAACACTAACTCAGATGATGCTGATTATGTAAATTTTTTATTATCTATTAAAAATAAATTAATTACCCATTTAATAGATAATATAGGAATTAAAACTGAAGTATTCATGTATGATTCTCTTGCATATTATTATAGTCCTTTTGTAAAAAATAATACTATATATATTAATTTTATTCCACCAAACTATTCTACAGAAAAGGATACTAAATTTGATAACCCCAAAGGAAATAAAATTAAATGGCACCCTTTAGAAATTAATGGGTATAAATTTTATGCATATCTTAATTATAATCCTGAAGTAAAATTAGGTAAAGGAAAAAATGTAGCTGAATTCCAAACAGTTAAAATACCTGGTAATGAAACTACTAAGTATTTATTAGCTACTTTACCCATCAATTCTAAAACAAAAAAAATAAGTGAAGATACTCTCCAAAGAAGATTAATTTTAATTAATTACTTAAAAACAAATAATATACCTTTTTTAATAGATACTCGAGACCCAAGTAGAAGTTACATTCAGGTACCTATAACCTATATAGATTTAAGCCAAATATACAAATAAAATTAGGTTTATTCATTATAGATAATTATATTAACGATAGTGTGTTAAAAAAGATATTTTTGATAATATTTTAAATAAAAATGGAAAATAAAGAAGAAAACAAAAAGTTCGAAGAAAATCGATTAATTGACGAACCAAGTAACAAAGCGTGGTAAAGAACCTTTCCCTAAAATGAAAAAATCAAAATTAAGACAAATTATTAAAGAAGTCCTCCAAGAAAATAAGAAGAAACGTGACCGTTGTCTTCGTATTGCTGGTAGAAAATTTGATAAACCTTCAGCTTACAAATCTGGGGCTGTTGTTAGATGTCGTCAAGGTAAAATTTGGAAGGGTATAAAAGAAGGTGAGTATGATGACCAGGGAAATGGTGGGTTATATACATTAGTTAAAGAAAATCCATTTAACATTAAAAAATTAGTCGATAAAAAAATTATATTTATAACAAAACCAGGAGATGGTAAAGGTGGAATAGAGGAACCAAATTGGGAAGGAGATGCCAGTATTATTACATTATATAATATGGCTAAAGCTGAACCATGGATGAAACAAGCAATTAAATCCCCAATGCCTCAAGCCATTTCTTATATCCAAAATGACCAAGATAAATTAATATATAACGGAAAATACAATCAAATTCTTTGGGGTATAAAGAAAATGGGATTAAAACCTGAAGATTTTTATTTAAATAAAAATGGAAAATAAAGAAGAAAACAAAAAGTTCGAAGAAAATCGATTGATTGACGAACAAGTAACAAAGCGTGGTAAAGAACCTTTCCCTAAAATGAAAAAATTAAAAACCCCCGATGGTACTATTGCTTACCATTGGGATGGAAAACTCCATAATTGGGAAGGACCCGCTCTTATACCAGAGGGTGATAACCGCAAAAAAGAATATTATCTTTACGGTATAAAGAAAACCGAAGAAGAATGGAGAGAAGCACGCAGATCTGGCCAGGGTATGCCATGGTACAAAGACCCAAGATTTAAATCAAGACAAGCAGGATAAAATGAAAATAGGTTTTTGCGGAACAATGAGTGTAGGTAAAACCACGCTTACTAAAGAATTGGTAAAATTACCCCAATTTAAAAATTATCACTATGCCACTGAGCGTAGCCAATATCTTAATTCATTAGGTATTCCATTGAACCATGGAACCACAATTGAAGGACAAACAGTATTTTTAGCTGAACGTGTAACTGAACTTATGCAAGAAAATATCATTACAGATAGAACTGTAATTGATGTAATTGCATTTACATTATGCTCTAAAAAAGTGAGTTACATCGATGCAGATGCGTTTGAGGATTATGCTAAACGTTTTATTAAACAATATGATCATATTTTTTATGTATCACCTGAAGGAGTAACTATGGAAGATAATGGAGTTAGAGAAACTGATTTAGACTATCGCCAACAAATTGATGAAACTATCCAAAAATTGTTATTTACCCACCGCCCCATATTTCATACAATCTCAGGTTCTACTAAAGAGCGTATTGAACAAATTTTAAAAGTAATCCAAGAATGAACCAAGACTTAAAATCATTCATATTAGCTATTACTATTGTAATTGGATTTTTTGGTATAGGATTTGGTGTAGGTGGTTATTGGATGTGGGCTAAGTGGAATGAATCAAAAATCGAATACCAACAAAAGCTTCAAGATAATCAAAATATGTATGAGCAACAATTAGGTGATTTAAAACATTATAAGGATAGCTTAGAATTAAAAATTAATGCTATAACAACTGTTATAGATAGCTTAAATAATTCAATTGCTAATCGTAATGAGGTTTTAGATAGTCTCAAACAAGAATACGATGACCAAATTAACAATATTAACAATATGTCTCATAACGAGCTTACCAATTTTTTCTCAAACCGATACTGATTCTTTAATTTGTATTCCTATAAATCAAGCTAGACAAGCTGCTATTGAGCTTGTTGAGTATGATTTTTGTCAAATAGAGAGAGATTCCTTAAAGATTACTTTAAGGGATTTCTCTCAAATTGTCTCAAACCAGGATTCTATTATTCAATATGAATTAGATATAAAGAATAAAACATTAAATACCTTAGATTCTTTAAATACTGTTATGGGTAACCTAAAAGTAGAAGTAAAAGAACTTAATGAAAGTAACGAGTCTTTGAAAAAAGAAAGAAATTTTTTAAGGGGGGTAACTTCTACTATGGTAACTATTATTACTATTATCATTACTCGATAATATATTTATATGTAAATAAAACAAATAATGAAAGTATTAAATCCATTATCTATATATTCTTTTCTTTTGGAAGAAGAAAATTTAAATTATAATTTTGAAAATATATTTAAAGAAGCTAAAGAACTAGTATCATCCCAAAATGAAAAACTTTCTCCGGAAGAATTTAAAAAGTGGAAAGATGATAATCCTGAAACTATGTGGCGTGCCCGTGTTTGGGCTTTATACCAACAAGATAAAACTGATATACCTTTAGCAAGTTGGATTGATAATAATCCTAAATATAAGGATAATATTTATCTTAAATCCGCTGTAGCCTCTTCTAAACCTAAAAAATCTAAATATTTAGACTTACCTGAACCAGAACCTAAACAACCTAGCCAGGATACAACTCCAGTAAAAAGCTTAACTAGACCTTCATTAGAAGATGAATATAAAAAGGCTTATAGTCGTTATAATTATTTAATTTATATTAAAAAAGAATTTTCCAGAGAAGAATTTGCAGAAAAATATCCTGAAGAATTTAAAAAAGCTAGAGCATGGGCAAGTTATACAGTTAATTTTAAAAAACAATACCCTTCTAAACCATTTGAAGACTTTCTTAAAAATTATCTAATAAAAAAAACAAACAGATCTGTTAAATCTCCATTAGAACAAGAATATAAAAAGGCTTTTAATAACTATGTTTACTCAATTCAAAAAGCAGAACTTTCTAGAGACGAATTTATAGAAAAATATCCTGAAGAATACAAAAAATATCTAATATGGAAATCTTATCTAAACAAAAGAGCCAAAGACCCTTCTATATCCTTTGAGGATGCTCTTAAAGCTCATCAAATAAAATCTACTCTACCTTCACTAGAACAAGAATATAAAAAGGCTTTTAATTATTATAATAATTTAGTTCGTATTAAAAAAGAACTTTCCAGAGAAGAATTTGCAGAAAAATATCCTGAAGAATTTAAAAAAGCTAGGGTATGGTCAAATTATAAAGCTTATAGGGCTGCCTCTGGTCTTAAACCTTTTGAAGATTTTCTTAAAGATTACCAAGCACGGCAAGTAGAAAAATCTGTTAAATCCCCATTAGAACAAGAATATAGAAAGGCTCATAGTCGTTACGCATATTTAGTTAATGCTAAAAAAGAACTTTCTAGAGACGAATTTACAGAAAAATACCCTGAAGAACTTGAAAAAGCTAGAGCATATGGGTATTATATTAGGAAGAAAGATAAAAACCCCTCTATATCTTTTGAGGATGCTCTTAAAGATTACCAAGCAAAACAACCCTCTTTATCTCCACTAGCACAAGAATATAGAAAGGCTTATAGTCATTATGATAATTTAGTTAAATATAAAAAAGAACTTTCTAAAGAAGAATTTGCAGAAAAATATCCTGAAGAATTTAAAAAATTCAGAGCATGGAATAGTTATAAAGTTAATTTTCAAAAACAATACCCTTCTAAATCATTTGAAGACTTTCTTAAAGATTACCAAGCAAGGCAAGTAAAACAATCCTCTTTATCTCCACTAGCACAAGAACATAAAAAAGCTTTTAACCTTTACGCATATTCAGTTAATATTAAAAAAGAACTTTCTAAAGAAGAATTTATAGAAAAATATCCTGAAGAATTTAAAAAATATTTAGTATGGAATAGTTATAGGAATAAGAAATCTAATTTTAAATCTTTTGAGGAATTTTTTAAAAAATATAAATCACTTAATGAATTAAATTACCTATTATACGAATATATTAAAAATATTTCTCTTAATATTTTATAATATGTATTATTAGTTAACTATACACAAATAAACATTGTACAATGAACAAAGCTGAAATAAAACAAATTATACTCGAAGAAATTCAAGACGCCGTAAATAAAATGGAGATGGGGGGTAGAGCTGAAAGGCTAGCTGCTGAAGCCCTTATAGATGATGAAGGGTTTGATCTTGAAGAAGAAGAAGGTAACTATGGTAGGAAAGCTACTCCTTATCAATTATCGGGAACTAAAATAGCTACTTTAAACCCCGAATTTGCTTCTATGGATTCTAATTCCCAAAAACGAGCTATAGCTGAATTTATGATTAGAGTTAATAATTTGTTAAGAACTTATAGATCACCAGGAGCCCGTAGACCTAAAAAACGTTACTCAGCCTCAGATATTAAAAACTTAGTTATTTTAATGCAAGCTGGTAAATTCACCTCAGATGACATTATAAATGCAGTTGAAGATATTAAATCAGTCCAACAAGCTAATAAATTCTTATCAGCTATTCGTATGAAAGGATTCATAGAATATGCAGATGACCCATCATCAAAATCTTCAATTGATAGACCTAAACCAGGTGCCCTAAGTTTAGATGATTTAGGTTTAGAAGAAGAAATTAAAAAATATATTGTTAAACAAATTAAAGAATCTAAATCCCCTTTATCTAAAAAGATGAAAGAGATTGAATCTAGAGGCCAAATGGCTGCTTTAGAAACTAAATTAGCTGCGATTCAAGAAATGATTGATGAAACTGAAGAACGTTTGACTCGTATTGATGAGGATAATGAATTTAGTGAAATGATGGATAAAAATGCTGTTAAAGATGTCCGCAGACAGCTTAAAGAATTAGAAAGAGCTAAAGATAAAATTGAAAAAGAAAAAGCCAAGATGGAAGGAAAAGTAGGCAAAATGTCTAGAAAAGAAAAAGTTGTAGATGAAGATTCCTATGAAAATCCTACTGATGAGGGTATGGCATATGATGAAGATACAATAGATGAAGACTCATTTGAACTCAATGAATCTATTAAACGTATGCAAAAATTAGCTAATCTTAGAGGTTAAACTTTTTTATATATAAAGATATAGGGAGCTTCGGCTCCCTTCTTTTTTGTCTATGTATATACGATGGCAGAAATAAAAGAAATTATCAAACAAGAGTTCGTTAAAGCAGCAAGCGATCCCGTTTATTTTATGAAAAAATATTGTTGGATTCAACACCCAACAAGAGGTCGCACACAATTTAACCTGTATCCTTTCCAAGAAAAGGTATTAACTCTACTAAACAAACATGATAAATCAGTTATCTTAAAATCAAGACAGCTTGGTATATCAACTCTCTCAGCAGGTATAGCTTTACATATGATGTTATTTCAAAAGGATAAGAATGTCCTTGTAATAGCAACCAAACAGGAAACCGCAAAAAACCTAGTAACTAAAGTACGATTCATGTATGAACAGTTACCTAGTTGGTTAAAACTACCCACAGTAGAAAACAACCGACTATCATTGCGACTCAGTAATGGATCCCAAATCAAAGCAGTATCAGCAGCAGGTGATGCTGGTAGATCAGAAGCAATTTCGCTTCTAGTGATTGACGAGGCTGCGTTTATTGAAGAAAATAGAATTGAAGAAATTTGGGGTTCAGCCCAACAAACACTCGCAACTGGTGGTAGAGCAATTGTATTATCTACACCAAATGGCACCGGCAACTGGTTTCATAAAATGTGGGTTAAAGCCCAAGATGGATCAAGTGGTTTTACCCCTATTAGATTACCTTGGACTGTACATCCTGAAAGAGACCAGAAATGGAGAGATAAACAGGATGATGAATTAGGCGAAAGGATGGCAGCACAAGAATGTGATTGTGACTTTACAACCTCAGGAGATACTGTATTTACACCTGAGCTATTAAATTATATAGAAACTACAACTATTAAAGATCCTTTAGAAAAAAGAGGAGTAGGACAAAATTTATGGATATGGGAATATCCTGATTATTCAAGACAATATATGGTAGTAGCTGACGTAGCTCGAGGTGATTCAAAAGACTATTCTGCATTTCATATAATTGATATTGAAAGTTGTGTTCAAGTTGCCGAATTTAAAGAACAACTCCCTACAAAAGATTTTGGTAGGGTATTATTTAACATAGCAAATGAATATAATAAAGCACTACTTGTAATTGAAAACGCAAATATTGGGTGGGCCGCTATACAAGAAGTAATTGATATGGGTTATGATAATCTATATTATAGCCCTAAAGATGAAAAATTTACTCGTGATGCCGAAGCATATATTGCTAAAGGATATGATTTAATAGATAAATCTAAAATGGTACCCGGTTTTACAATGTCACTTAGAACTAGACCTTTAACTATTGCTAAATTGGATGCTTATATAAAAGAACAAAGTATTCAAATCCAATCACGCCGTACATTAGATGAGTTAAGAACTTTCATATGGAAAAATGGTAGAGCTGAAGCTCAAACTGGGTACAACGATGATTTAATTATGTCTATAGCAACTGCTTGCTATGTAAGAGACACAGCATTAAAATTTGCCCAACAAGGGGTTGATTTAGCTCGAGCAATGCTTAATAATACTACTAAATCTACTTATAATCCATTTTTTACTACATCTCAAATTAATGATCCCAGAAATTCATATAAAATGAATATAAATGGGAGAGATGAAGATATTTCTTGGCTTTTAGAGTAA